ATCACGCGCGTGATGCGTTTTTGTACACGCAAAGCTATGCCTGCACCCATTATTGCATCACTCTATAGCTGGCGATGCCCTAAGAATATTGCGCTAGCGACCTGGCGATTGAAATATTATTACCCAGCTGCCCAACTTTGTCACAAATTAAAAAAAACCTAGTAAAATCAACGGCTTACGAGTGAGTGCGCGACGGGTACGCATGGGCCAGGGGGGGTATACCAGTTACCTGTATACGGCTCCGACACGAAATTGGGAAAATACAAGCTTAAACCAGTCGGCGCCCGGGTACATAAGCAGCCCCCTCTACCAGAATTTAGGCACAAAAAAAGCCAGCCGCAGCTGACCTATGCTATTATATCTATTTTATTTTTATATTTTTCTTTTCTGGGTATCTTTTTCTTTTTGTTTATAATTATTCTGTATTTCTTTTCTCGTAGGGTTGGGGCCACTGGATTCAGAGGCTTTACCCATGGTATTTTTATCTTCATTGATTTCTACCCAGTAACTATTGTAATAAACAACAGGGGATTTATATGTTTCTCTTTTCTTATAGCGTATATTTTTCATCTCGACCATAAACTTAAGGTGTTACCGAAAAAGAAAAAAAGGGAAAAAAGAAAAACAAGAATTTATAACACGTTTTTGACCCCCCTGTCAACCCCTAAAACGCACCTGTGCGTAAATTAGTCCTGTCAAGCACAAACTGCTTCACAACACAGACAAAATGTGTTACAATATATAAATAATGGTGAAAAAGCAACGGTATAATTCACTGCTGGAACAGCTTTGTGCTGAATATGAAGCATATGGTCATTATAAAGTGCGTATCCCTAGTCATCATTCGTATTATGTTAGGGCTGCACTTAAAGAACGTACCGGTCAAACCTTTAGCGTTGAGGATGTTGAAAAGGCGTTGGTTGCTGAGGGCATGTTACCGTACGAAGGGAGCTAGCCAGCTACCCTGCCAACACGTTTGATGCTGTACTTATTCCTGCGGGGTTCGTTACAGCCGCTCAAAGGCAAAACAGGGACGGAATTTTCCAACGTTGAGTTCCGTCCCCCTTTTTATAGGTATAATAATGAATCCACATATCTTTTTTATATTCTTTTCTGTAATAGTGTTACCTGATGGAGAAATAAAGACCCTATCAGAAAATGTAGTTAGATGCCCTTCTGAAGAAGTTGTATTAGAGATGCACGTCCCAAAAGTACAGAGTGGTGAAATAGTAGACTGGGCTGCAGCATGTAAACCTATAACTGTTTTATTAGAGACCCCCACAGAAGATTCTAATAAACTGGAGACATAGCATATAATGTTTGAAGCTTCAATAGTAATTTGCGCTATAGCGCTATCCGATGGATGTATGAAATTTGATGATACTCGAGGGCCATATCTAACTTATAACGAATGCAAGATAAGAACGGATGAAATGGTAGGAGCAATGGAGCCTTTCATGCCTCCTGAGCCAGATATAAGATTTAGATGTCGTAACATAACAGAGGAGCCTGATGGCACGCAAACCTAGTAAAATGCCTCGGCGTAACAAGAAGAATTTTCGTTCCACTAAGTCTGGGGCGGGGATGACCGAGGCTGGGGTAAAAGCGTATCGCCGTATGAACCCGGGCTCCAAGCTTAAGACCGCTGTAACTGGTAAAGTAAAACCGGGCAGTAAGGCAGCGAAACGTAGGAAATCATTTTGTGCCCGTTCTGCGGGACAGATGAAGAAGTTTCCAAAGGCGGCTAAGAATCCGAATAGTCGTTTACGACAAGCTAGGAGACGCTGGAAATGTTAACAGCTTTGATTGGACCAATAGCTGATTTAGCCGGCACATGGATGTCTGGCAAAGTAGAAGAGAAGAAAGCCCAGTCTGCTACCAAAGTAGCGAAAGCACAGGCCGAAGCCATAGTTATGCAGAAGAAAGCTACTGGCGAAATTGACTGGGATTTGGAGATGGCTAAGGGTAGCCAGACATCGTGGAAAGACGAATGGCTTACCATTTTGTTTTCGATACCACTTATTTTAGCTTTTATACCGGGGATGGAAGACCTTGTACGTAACGGATTTCAACAATTGGAGCAAATGCCTGAATGGTACCAGTACAGCTTGGGCGTTATTGTTGCTGCGAGCTTTGGAGTCCGGAGTGCAACAAAGTTTTTCGGTAAGAAATGACGTATACAATGGAGAAAATATTAGCATGGCGAATCCTCCCAAGACTGATGATGTTGGCAATGACACTGATGAGCTACCAGGTGGTTCAGTGGTTCATGGCTCTGGGTGCAAGTGCAACGACCCAGCAAACTGCCTTTGTGTCGACGGTTGTAGGGGCTATGACGGGGGCTTTTGCTGTATGGATGGGGCACGAGTCGAATAGCCCTGTAGAGTCTAGACCTCGTCGCTCGGAGTCAAGAAAATGACATCCGTAATATGGTCTTTAATACTCACAGTTTGTTCTAGTAATATATGTGCGACTCAAACTATTCAATGGTTTGACGAGCAGCCTGATTGTTTATATATGCAAAGAATACATGAAAATATACCGCAGGATGGGGAGTGGCAATCTGTAACCTACAGATGCACAATCGTAGGAGCTAAAGAAATATGAAATACAATGTTTCACATTTTTTAGATAAATTGATTGAGCACGAGGGCATGGTCCTAGATGTATACAAAGACAGCCTCGGCATCGACACTATTGGAATAGGCCGTAACCTTAAAGACCGTGGCATCAGTAAAGATGAGCTTGATTACATGGACATCCCTAATATGGATGCTGTGTATCAGCATGGTATATCCGAGGCCGATGCCCGGTACTTAGCCATGAATGACATACGCATAGTTGAAGTTGAGCTATGTCGCGTACATTCTTGTGTTGAGGACTTAGATAGCACAAGGCAACTAATACTTATGGACATGGCATTCAATATGGGAGTGCCACGTTTATGTAAGTTTAAGAATATGTGGAATGCTATTTATGAACAAAATTATGAAGCGGCATCCCGAGAGATGATGGATTCGCGTTGGGCACGTCAGGTAGGGCGCCGCGCTGTAATTTTATCTGATGCTATGAAAAGCGGAGAATTTTAAATGGGTTTATTTGATGCAATAGCAAGTGATTTTAAAAGGCGCAGAGATTTAATGGGCAGCGGAAAACAATCAAAAACAAAGGACCAAGAGAAATCCCAAGACACTGGGTATGAAAAGGCTCCTCCGAAAGAATTTCCGCTGGTTAATGCTAAAGGAGAAACAACTCCCGAGTCCATGCATAAAGGATACCTTAAATCTTTTGGGGAGTATCTGAAAGCGCAGGGTATGAGCATGCCTAACTATGTGAAAACTCAAGATGTTACGGCATACCTAAAGACTCGCACCAGAGAAAAGAAAAAGGGTGGAACTAAAATGGCTAAAAAACATATCATGGAATTGCCTACCAACGTGCCGCGTATGATGGCAGGGGCTAATCTTATGAATCCAAAGAAAGCAGACCTTGATAAAGACGGTAAGCTAAACTCGTATGAAAAGGCTCGTGGTCGCGCTATTGAAAAGTCCATGAATGAGAAGAAAAAGACCCGTGGCGCCTAGAGTACCACGGAAAAAAGGTCAGCCTGCAAGAAGTAAGAAACATAGCGACCTTTACACTGATGAGAACCCGAAAGGCACTATAAAGGGCTTAAAGTTTGCTACCACAAAAGATGCGCAGGCATCAGTTAGAAAGATTCGAGCATCAGGAAAAACGCATGCTCACAAGACACAAGCGGCGATTGCTATGGAACAACGGGCAAGAGCTGCAGGAAAAACAAGTGCGGCAGCTGTGTATCGTAAGTTCATAGAGCAACAGAAAAAGAAAACTCGTGCATCCCGTAGAAGCTGATATCCGTAAGTGGTCTCATAATTTTCTAGAGATACCACACATTAAATTAAACGGATTACCTCCTTGTCCATACGCGCAGAAAGCATGGGCAGAGGATAAGGTTAAATTCAGTATCAATACCGGTTTAGATGGATTGATTGATGAAGTTAAAGGATTTGACCAACACAACTACGATATAGTTGTTTGGGCAGAGGAAGAGTTACCTGACATACAGTATCTTGATGGCTGGTGCGACGGTATGAATGAAGCATTATCTATAAATGACATGGATATGCATCTAATGGTCTTTCATCCTGATTATGATGCCGAGGATGCTGGACTAGAGTTCTTGATTCAGGAAGAACAAGAAGATTTAGAATACTGTATGGTATTCGTACAGCGGTTATCATTACTTGATGATGCTGCTTTAAGTCTGGAGAAATCAGGTTACTACAAACATTTTCCAGACGATATTTTTGAAAGCCTAGTGTTGGAAAGAAGGAAACTTAGATATGGCAATGCACAAAAAGAAACCCATGAAGGCCCGCAAGGGAAAAATGAAAATGGCCAAAATGCGTGGTGGCGGCATGAAGACACAGCCTAAAATGACTGCGCGTGGTGGCAAAATGAAGATGGCCCGCAAAATGCGTGGCGGCGGTATGAACAACAAGAAAAAATAAATGCCTAGAGTTGTCGATGGTTCAAAATTTAATACCGTCGGTGTTACACCGGGTGCTGCTGGAACTACAGTTTATACGGTTCCAGCAAACCACGCGGCTATAGTTCGGCATTTTAGTTTAAGCAATAATAATTCTGGCGCTAAAAAAGTAACAGTTCAATATTACGATTCAAAATCTACCACGTACTATTTTATTGCGCAGGACTTATCTCTTGCGGCTAACTCGTACATTAACATACTAAATAGCAATGTATTGGCGTTAAACGCTTCAGATAAAATTATTGCAACGGCAGAAACGGCTGGCACCATATCAGCTCTAGTATCCGTGGAAGAATACTACGACCCTAATAGGTAAATAGATGGCCGCTAAGAAAAAAAAATCTAAATCAAAAAAGCCTGTCCCAACAAAACCAGCTCTCTGGAGTAAAGCAAAAGCGGAAGCCAAAAGAAAATTCAAGGTCTACCCTTCTGCTTACGCGAATGCTTTTGCATCTAAAAGATATAAAGCTATGGGCGGCGGCTGGCGCTAAGCGAATGGAAAATCCTGTAGCGATAACAGTTAAAGAAAATAGCTTTGAACTTATACTTAGAATACTCGGAAATGAGTTTATTGCAATTAGGATTGGTTCAACCAATTTCAGTGGTAAATTAATTGCAGGTAGTATTTTACTATTGTTCTTTACTTTTATGCTATTAGAAGTATTTGGCCTATCTCGAATACTGGGCATTGAATAGAATGATTGCGTTTGTCCTAGTCGTATATATGGGTTCACAAATAATAAATCAAACCCAAATCTTTGAGGACATGGATAAGTGTTTGTATTTCGCAAATAAGTTGTCTAGACAGCCTGCCATATACACTAAACAAAATGAACGAATAAAAATGACAGCGATATGCAAACCAATTAATAAAACATGAGGCGTGGAGATGATTGCAGAAACCCTAGCGGGGATTGCGCTTGTAAAGAGCGCAGTCGATGGTATCAAATCTGCAATCGGAACAGCTAAAGATGTTGGGGAGATTGCAGGACATATAGATAATCTCCTAACTGGAGAAACGCAAATACAACAGAAACGCTCAAAAAAATCGGGCGTTGGTATTGGCGAACAGTTTGGAATTAAATCTGTAGCACAAGAAGTTATAGATGCAAAGTTAGCGCAAGAAAAAATTCAAGAGATGCGCACCATGATTGACTTGAGATTTGGACCGGGAACATGGCAGAGCATTGTAGACGAAAGAGCTAGAAGAATTCAAGAGGCAAGGCAGGCTGAACTTAAAGCTAAAAAAGAAGCCCAACGTAAACATCAAGAGTTCTTAGAGCAGTTACAAATTGGAGCAGGTATCACTATTGTAGGACTTATTGCTTTAGGATTTTTATTATTTGCAATGGTATCTATGGCAGCTGTTGCTTTTATACACGGGTAGAGGCTTTATATTATGGCATATCAAGGAGGACTCCGTAAGTGGTTCAAAGAAGATTGGCGAGACGTAGCGACAGGAAAAAAGTGTGGGCGTAAATCGGCTGGCAAATCAAAGAGAAAGTATCCTGCGTGTCGCCCGAAGGCGGTTGCTGACAGAATGTCCAAAGGACAGAAAGCTTCAGCAGTCCGTAAAAAAAGAAAAGCAGGAAATCCCGGAGGAAAGCCAACCTCAATTAAGTGGTCCGTATCACCCACTGGACGGAAACGTAAGACCAAACGGAAAACTTCAAAAGCATGACCAGTAAACGTAATTACAGAAAAGAGTATGATAACTACCACAGTCGTACTAAGCAAAAGAAGCGCCGCGCTTCGCGTAATACGGCTCGTGCTATTATGGCTAGAAAAGGTAAAGTTACTAAAGGTGATGGCAAAGACGTGCACCATACCTCTGGCAATCCGATGAATAATAAGAAGTTAGCCGTAAAATCCAAAAGCCGTAACAGGTCTTTTGCAAGAACCAAAACAGGTAGAAAGAAAAATCCTCGTGCCTAATCAAAGACAACTTACAGAACTGCAAAGTAAATTCCTTGATGCCTTGTTTAGCGAAGCAAAAGGCAATTACGCTAAGGCGTTGAGACTTGCAGGATATTCCGAAACTACAAATCCGTATGCGATTATGCAATCGCTGCGCACAGAGATTATTGAACGTGCAGAACTTGAGATGGCGGCTAACGCACCTAAAGCAGTATTTTCTATGGTAGGTGTGTTAGATGACCCAACAGCTATCGGTAACAGAGAGAAACTGTCCGCCTCGCAACAAATTCTTGACAGAGTTGGACTTTCTAAGGTAGAAAAATTAAACGTATCAGCAGAAAAACCGATGGGCTTATTTATATTACCGGCTAAACATGATGACGATAGCACAGCAATTGAATCCAACGAATAGATATGACAGAGCCAATGGGCCTCATGTGCCTTGGGGATATCAAAGAAGCGAGTTTGACCGTCAATTGTTGGAGCCTATAGAAGAACAATTAGAAGCGCTAGAGTTGGGCATAAGATATTTAAAGATGTCTTCATACCCAGAAGTTGCTAGATGGCTTACGGATTACACAGGTAGACGGATAACACCTATGGGCTTGTGGAAACGTGTTAAGCGTGATGCATCGGATAGACGTAAACATGTTGAACAAAAACGCCGTGCTGCCCAGGCCGCGTCCCAAGGCAACATCCAAACCCAAAACTAAAGAACAACGGGCTCAGGATAAGTTAAAAAAAGATAAACGTTCTGCTCGTATGCAGCTTAACATGGCGCAGAAGAAACTGTTAAAGTTAGAAAAACAGGGACAGCCAGAGCAGGAAGAAGAATTAATAGGGGCTAGTGCTTATCAGCCTGTTGAACAACAGGAAGATGAAATACTATTTGAACCTAATAAAGGACCGCAAACAGATTTTTTGGCTTCATCGGAACGGGAAGTGTTGTATGGTGGAGCAGCAGGCGGCGGTAAGTCATACGCTTTAATTATTGACCCGCTACGATACTGTCAGAATTCAAATTTCAACGCGTTGATTTTACGTAGAACAAACGATGAATTGCGCGAACTGATACACAAAAGTCAGGAGATGTATCCAAAAGCATACCCCGGCGCCAAATGGATGGAAAAGAAAAGCCAATGGACTTTCCCATCTGGGGCAAGAATCTGGATGACATATCTAGAGCAGGACAAAGATGTTCTGCGGTATCAAGGTCAGGCATTTACCTATATTGGCATAGATGAACTGACACAGTATTCGACACCTTATGCTTGGGATTATTTACGCTCGCGTCTTAGAACTGCAGACCCCTCGCTCCCCGTATTCATGCGGGCGACGACGAACCCAGGCGGGCCTGGACATGCGTGGGTTAAGAAGATGTTTATCGACCCTAGCCCACATAACAAATCGTTTTGGGCGACTGATATTACTACGGGTGAAACGCTGGTTTACCCAGAGCGTCATAGCAAATCGGGTCAGCCGCTGTTCAAGCGCCGTTTCATTCCAGCTCGGTTGTTGGATAATCCGTACCTTTATGAGCAAGGCGATTACGAAGCGATGTTGCTTTCGCTGCCCGAGGTACAGCGTAGGCAGTTATTAGAAGGTTCATGGGACATTGCAGAAGGTGCAGCTTTCTCAGAGTTTAGTAGATTACATCATGTTGTTGAACCATATGCTATACCGAATTCATGGCGCAAGTTTAGGGCTTGTGATTACGGTTACTCCTCTGCTACCGGGGTTCTTTGGTTTGCTGTAGACCCAGCAGATGAAACACTACTTATATATAGGGAACTGTATGTAAGTAAGGTAACTGCAAAAGAATTAGCGCATATGGTGCTGGCGGCAGAAGAGGGAGAGTCCATGCATTATGGCGTATTAGACTCTTCACTGTGGCACAAACGAGGCGACACAGGCCCGAGCCTAGCTGAACAGATGATTGTCGAGGGTTGTCGATGGCGCCCATCAGATAGAAGCCGAGGCAGTCGTGTAGCCGGTAAGAACGAAGTTCATAGACGCCTGATGGTCAATGATGAGACAGGGCGAGCTGGCATGGAGATATTTAGTAATTGCACTAACTTAATAGCACAGTTACCGACACTGCCGCTGGATAAGAATAACCCCGAGGATGTCAACACTAAATCTGAAGACCACCTATACGATGCTTTGCGATATGGTATTATGTCGCGTCCACAATCACGGTCCATCTTTGATTACCCAAGTCAAATACCTATACAAAGATGGCAACCCGCTGATACAAATTTTGGATATTAATAAATGGCTGAAGAAGAACATATTGAGGCACTAATTTTTGAACCAAAATCAGGTTCAGAAAAACTAGCTGAATACATCCGTGGAAAGTTTGAAACGGTAGAGTCAAGCAGACAGGATGAAGAAGAACGTTGGCTGGATGCCTATCGCCAGTATCGTGGTTTATATGGCCCTGATATGCAGTTTACGTCCACTGAAAAATCTCAAGTATTTATTAAAATTACTAAAACTAAAGTATTAGCTGCGTATGGACAAATCATTGATGTTTTGTTTGCTGGTCAAAGATTTCCACTTGGTGTAGAGCCGACACGAATCCCCGAGGGTGTCGCTGAGGCAGTTCACTTTGACCCTAAAGACCCTGAGAATTCTCTTGAAGAAATAAAAGATATGTATGGGTTTGCCGGCGATGGTAAGGAGTTACCAGCAGGCGCTACCAATCAATCTTTGGCTGAAGAAAACCTTGGCGTATTTGCCGAGGAGTTAGCGGAGATTGAGGAGGATGTCCGACCCGGTCCGGGCAAAACTCCTACAGCACAAACATATAATCCTGCCTTTGAAGCATCAAAGCGCATGGAGAAAAAGATACTGGACCAATTAGAAGAGTCAAGCGCATCTAAACACCTACGTTTAACTGCATTTGAAATGGCGCTATTTGGCACCGGAATCCTAAAAGGGCCGTTTGCCGTGGACAAAGAATACGCTAACTGGGACGATGAGGGTAACTATAACCCTCTGTTTAATACTGTTCCTCGTGTAGAGAACGTGTCTATATGGAACTTCTACCCAGACTCTGATGCTAAGAATATGGACGAGTGCGAGTTTATTATTCAACGACATCGGATGAGCCATTCAGATTTACGGGCTCTAAAGAAGCGACCTTACTTCCGTCACGATGCAATTGATGAAGCCATCACTATGGGTACAGACTACGTCCGTAAGTGGTGGGAGACTGACATTGAAGATTATCGCAATACTTACGATGTAGAACGATTCGAGATACTTGAGTTCTGGGGCAACCTTGATAAAGACGCTGCTGAAGATGCAGGACTTGAAGTGCCCGCAGATTTAAAAGACGTAGACACAATTCAAGTAAACTGCTGGATTTGCCAAGATAAAATTATTCGTCTGGTTATTAATCCGTTTACCCCACAGCGTATTCCATACTTTGCTGCACCTTATGAACTTAATCCGTATTCATTCTTTGGTGTAGGTCTTGCCGAGAATATGACAGACACACAGCAACTGATGAACGGCTTTATGAGAATGGCCGTTGATAATGCAGTTCTGTCCGGTAATCTTATCTTTGAGATAGACGAGACAAACTTAGTGCCGGGGCAAGACTTAGAATTATACCCAGGTAAAGTCTTTAGACGACAAGGTGGCGCACCGGGTCAAGCTTTGTTTGGCACAAAGTATCCAAATGTTTCACAAGAAAATATGATGATGTTTGATAAGGCTCGAATGCTTGCGGACGACGCAACAGGCATTCCATCATACTCCCATGGACAAACGGGAGTACAAGGCACAGGCAGAACTGCCGCTGGTATCTCTATGTTAATGGGGGCAGCACAGCTTAGTGTCAAAGGCGTGGTTAAAAACATTGATGACTATTTGCTACAGCCTTTGGGCGAGGCATTCTATGCGTTCAACATGCAGTTTGATTTTGACCCTAAGATTAAAGGGGATTTAGAAATCAAGGCACGTGGTACTGAGAGCCTTATGAAGAACGAGGTTCGTTCACAGCGCTTGCTACAATTACTCAATATAGCAGGTAATCCAAATCTAGCCTCATTTGTAAAGTTCTCCGTGGTGTTAAAAGAGTTGGCTCAATCCATGGACTTGGATGCCGAGAAGTTTATCAATGATGAACGTGAAGCGTTCCGTCAGGCACAGATTATTCGGGAGGCTGGTGGCATGCAACAACAACAGCAACAACCACAGGCACCTGGGCTAAACCCAATGGATATGTCCGGTGGCGGAGGCGGTAACATCGGTGTAGGCGGTGCAGCAGTTCCGGGCGAGCAAGGATTTAGTGCTGCTGGAGGACAAGAAGGCGGAGACCCGCAAGCACAGCTAGCTAGTCTGCTAGGAGGTGTTCAGTGACCCCAGAGGTAGCTAAAAAACTATTACCGCTCGTAAATGCAAAAAAGACTACAGATGCTCTAGAGATATATATGAATGAGCGTATTAAAGATTCTCAAAAAATTTTAGAGCAGTCAACTGATATGGTTGTTATACATATGGCTCAAGGTGCCATACGAGAGTTACGTAGATTAAGAAATTTGCGTAGCGAAGTTATTTCAAGGGCAGAAAATGGCTAATGAAGTTAGACCTATGATGATTGGAGACCGAATGACTCGGCAACAAGCCGTTGCTAGAGGAAAGGGCGACATTCAAAACTACATGGACGCCGGCATATCAAGTTTAGAGATGCTACCTATGTACATGACAGGCACAGAGGACGCAGTAAATGATGCGTTGCGTATATCTCGTTCTACAGCTAATGAGCAAAATTACACAGATGATGACCGTACTGAAGATACTTTGAGACACATTCTTTTAGGTGGATTAGTAGAAGTAGGTAAAGATGAAAGCATTTTTGGTGCTAAAAACTTTATGGGTACGGGGGTAGGCTCAAAGATAGCATCTAAGTTAATTGATGCACGTGAAACAGACAGCCCTGAGAGTAAAATTGATTTGATAAATAACGAGTTTGGGAGACAGTTGCGTAAATCTTTTCCAGACCGTAAGGAATTTATACAGGAAGCTATAAAAGTAGCTCAACAGATGTACGCAGGCAAGGACGTTGCTCCTATTAATGACGTTGCTCCTGCTCTTAGCTACGGTGCTACCACACCACCAGAACAAGCCGAAGGAGGAATAATGATGGCTCAACAAGGACAAGCAGCGTTGCCAATGACTGAGGCAACTTCACCACCACAAGGAGGCGGACCAAAATCTGCTAACCCTGCGGGACAACCCTCGTTAATAAAACCTGCACAAACGGCACCGCGACCCGGTTCACAAGACCCGCGAGACGCTGCTATTCAAGAATTATCCCAAGAGATGAGCCAAGCTAATACTCCTCCTCCAGTTAACTTGGCACAAGTTGGGGGTCTGGCAGCACCGGTGCAACAACAACAGCCCACAATGATGGCAAAGGGCGGAACAAAAGAAGACTCGTCCGAAGGTCTTGCCGTAATGATTGGGCTAGGAGCGCCGACCCCCTCATACGAAAGTGCCGCTGAAGGTAATCCTCCACCCGGCGCCACTAAAGCAGAAGTAGCAGATGACCAACTCGTATTGTTGAGCGAGGGTGAGCTTGTCGTGCCAGCTAATGTAGTTAGATATCATGGTTTAGGCACTTACGAGGGTATGCGACGAGAAGCTCTAACAGGATTACAAGATATGGAACAAAGTGGACAAATTGAATATGTAAGCGGCGGCAAAGAAAAAGCTGACAAGATTGATGACAACGGCGGTATTGTTAAAGCGAATCAAGGTTTGATGCTAGGTCCGTTCCAGACCCCTCTACAGTCAGGGGGAGTTCCTGTAGCTGCATCTTCCCGATTTGTAACAACACCAGCAAATCAGACTCAAACTTCGGCACTACTACCTACCACTACAACAACAAAACCTCTAACAGGATTAGGGTACACACCAAATATTGACACAACTAAAATAACAGGTGTGTACGCACCAAACGTAGGTTCTTTTCAAAAGTCGATAGATTCAAGCCCCGGCTCAGATACCGACTCCGATGCTGTAACAGGCACTGGCGAGACTGAAGAAGAAAGACGTCGCCGGCTTGCAGCGCAAAACGCAGGAGAAGGTGGAGATGGTGGAGAGGAACCATATCTAGGAGCTACCACTGTGTTTGGCGGTACATCCCAAGATGGTTTAATTCGTGGTGGTAAACAATATCAAATTGCGTATGAATCTAGCGCCGCCAAACCTGGTACTGGTATGTTAGGTGCTTTGAGGAATATTGCTAATCTTGACCAAGTTCGTATAACCGACCCTGACACGGGGAAAAGCGTTAATATGTCACGAGAAACCTATAACAAGATGACTGAAAACCGAACTGACCCGAATAACATTAATTTTATCAATGACTTACTTGCGAGACAGGATGCGATTAACTACAATAGAGATAGAGCATCTAAAATTTCCCCGTTTCGAACAGGTCTTGCGGTAGCGGGTGAAAGTATCTTTGGATTAGGCAATGCACCGGGTCTTAGTGTAGCTGAACAGAATGAAGCCGCTAGGAGTCTGGCTAATAGTCTAGGCATAGAGTATATAGGGCAGTCTTTTGCTGAGGTACTGGCATCTCCACAAGCTAATGCTCCTAGAGAAGGGGGGCCAGCCCCTGTATTTACTCAAGATGCACAGGGTAATTTAGTTCCTGACACTAGATTTAACCAAGGATTAGCCGTTTCTGAAACAGCGTTTGGTGCTGGACAATTTAGTGGAGTTCCTGCACAACCAATTGCTGTAGATTCTTTTGCTGGTCCATTTACACAGCCCACACTTGGACTAGCCGCTCCCACAACAGAAGCGGGTAGGTTAGCACAATTTGAAACTCCAACTAGGGACACAAGAGCCGTAGCTATGTCTATGCCAAATCAAATGGGGGTTCGACCCTTAACCGAAGTTGAAAGATTAGCACAGTTTGAGGCTCCGACTAGAAATACAGTTGCGTACACACCTAGTGTCGTTAGACAAACTGACGATATTTTCTCAACTCCTGCAATGGACAGTGGCATATCTATTCCTGATGAATTATCAGGTGCTCCTATGTCTAGCGTCAACGACCCTGGAAGACGCGCCGGTGAAAGAAGGGGTGAAAGAGCCGCTTATCAAGATAGTCTTTTTGAGGACGACTTTGAAACTCCGGATAACCAAGGCGCTGATATGGATGATGATGCTCCAGAAGCAAGCTTTGATATGAGTTCAAGGGAAGGGCGCAAAGCCGCAGCCGATAATGAAGCTCAAGAACAAACAGGAAATCCAAACGCTACAGCCGTAACAGACAAAGATGGTAATGCAGTTAGAAGCGGCAGGGATAATAGCGTTGTAACTAATGTTCCACCTTCTTCACGAGGTGGTGGAGATGGTGGTAGCACAGGCGAACCTTGCGTTATTGCCACACATGCTGTTGCTAACAACGGTTTCTCACTTGATGTTAAGCGCCAAGCAGTACGCTGGTGTGTTAAGAATCTGCATAAACGCTGGTATGGTGAGGCAGTTCGACGAGGCTATCGTTACCACGGCATTAAAGCTATCGAAGCAGGTCGTGCACACAATCACTATGAAGAATTCAAAGATTACATAGACTTTGCCACCGGTAAAAAACGTAGTCTCACTAATCTTGGCACTTTTGTTTACAGGACAGCACAGTTCTTTATTACTGGACTTTTTGTAAAATAGCTGATATACTTATTTTCACAGCCTATGTTTAGGCTGTAGACTGGCTACCCATCACCCCATTCGGCTACTGGTGGCCCCAACAAGGAGAAGACTATGGCTGAAGCTATGGCTGTCAAGCAAGACATTAAAACAACCCCAATTAAATATAAGAAGGACCGAACTGATGAAGAAGCGGAACTTCAAAAACTAGAAGAAGAACGTGCTAATTTGCTTAAAGAGCAAGAAGCTGAAGAAGAAGATAAGGCAGAAACCGAAAGCCTTGCCCCAGAAGAAAAAACGTTTAAGAAACGTTATGGCGATTTAAGGCGCCACTCTCAACAAAAAGAGGAAACCCTAAAAGAACAAATTAGAAAGTTGGAAGAACAGCTTTCTACTGCTACGAAAGAAGCAATTAAATTACCTAAGACTGATGAAGAGATTGCTGATTGGTCTGAAAAATACCCAGATGTTGCAAAAATCGTAGAAACCATTGCTACCAAGAAAGCTCAGGAACTTGATACCAGTATTGAAAAACGCCTTGAACTCATTGCAGAACGTGAAGCCGATGCTAATCGTAAAAGAGCTGAAGCAGAACTTATGCAATTACATCCAGACTTTGACGAAATTCGTAACGACGAAAATTTCCACGCTTGGGTTGAGGAACAACCTACATGGGTTCAAAAAGCGCTGTATGAAAATGATGACGACGCTAGGGCAGCGGGTCGTGCGATTGACCTATACAAAGTTGACCGTAATATTGAATCTAAAAAAGCGCCTTCTAAAAGCTCTAATAAGGATGCTGCTAAAGCCGTTGAAACTCGTGGACAAAGCAATGTCGCAAGTTCAAAAGAAGCTCAAAGCAATCAATGGAAAGAGTCAGACGTAGCAAAAATGCGTCCCTCTGAGTATGAAAAAAATGAAGAGTCTATTGCCGAGGCAATTAGGACTGGAAACTTTGTTTATGATATTTCTGGCGGTGCAAGATAAAATAGTCTTTACAAACTGTCAAAAATATGGTAAAAAATAACTAAGAATATAAAAGCGGCCCCTTTCGGCAACCCGCGCTTATGTCCTACACACAAAATACGACATTTTTTTGTTTTTAATTGTAACCTTGAGTGTAGCAAGGTATACGATTTTCTTCCTCTCTAAACTACCCACGAGACGTTTAGCCCTGCTTGACGCAGTTACCTAAACTAACTGGCCTTTAAAGTGTTCAGAAAATCGGTGTTTTAAGCCTCATTAGGAGAAATACGATGGCTTTTAAAACTGCCGCTGGATACGGTAATCTACCGAATGGCAACTTTAGCCCGGTAATTTACTCGCAAAAAGTCCAGCAAGCTTTCCGTAAAACTTCTGTCGTTGAGTCAATCACTAATTCCGATTATTTTGGTGAAATCGCGAACTTTGGTGATACAGTGCGTATCATTAAAGAACCAGAAATCACCGTTAAGGAATACGCTCGTGGTGCACAAATTACTCCACAAGACCTTGACGACGAAGACTTTAGCCTTGTTGTAGACAAGGCAAACTACTTTGCATTTAAAGTAGATGACATTGAAGAAGCTCACAGTCATGTTAACTTTGAATCATTGGCATCTGACCGCGCCGGCTACCGCCTACGTGACCAGCATGACCAAGAAGTTCTAGGTTATCTGTCTGGTTTTGCTCAATCTGCTCTTAGCACTGCTGCTGGAACTGCAAACACAACTGTGTCTGGTTCTAAGGCTGTAGCTACTGCAGGTTCTGATGAACTTCTCACAAGCATGAAGCTCCGCAAAGACAGCTTTGGTAACATTACCACAGGTTCTGCGGCCGACCATTCAATCCCTCTTGCAGCTCGTCTGCCTGGGGCAACAGCGCTTCCAACTGCAACAGCCTCCCCTTTGATGGTTATTGCACGTATGGCACGTTTGCTTGACTCCCAGTTTGTAGACTCTACTGGACGTTGGCTGGTTGTTGACCCTGTATTCATCGAACTATTGAAAGATGAAGATTCACGTCTTCTGAACTCAGACTTTGGTGGCTCAGGTATCCAAGGCGGATTGGCTGTTACTCAGCTTCATGGTTTTGATGTTTACGTATCTAATAACCTTCCATCAGTTGGAACTGGTCCTGCAACCACTGGTTCAGCTAACCAGAACTCTAACTTTGGTGTTATTGTAGGTGGACACTCATCAGCTATAGCTTCAGCTTCACAAATCACAAAGACTGAGTCATATCGTGACCCAGACTCTTTTGCGGACATTGTTCGCGGAATGCACTTGTATGGCCGTAAGATTCTTCGCCCAGAAGCAATCACAACAGCCAAATACAACGCAGCTTAAGGGAGGTAATCAATGGCTACTTTTGACATGACCGCTAGCTCAACTGCTGGTGTAAACTCAAATTCTATTGCCGTGCTCCCAGCGAGCCGCGATGGAATGAATATGCGCATGATTGAGGCAATTCTAGATATCGGTAAAATTACTGACTATAGTTGCACCGATGGCGACATCTTCCAACTGCTTGAAATTCCTGCAAACACTTTTGTTATGTTTGCTGGTGCAGAAGTGCTAACTGCCTTTAATGGAACATCTCCAACTGTAGACATCGACTTTGCTGCAGGTGATGACATCATTGATGGCGGTGACGTAACTTCCGCCGGCTTCCTTGCAGAAGGAACCAATGGACAAGCAAATGACGTTGTAACAGGCGCTGCTTCAACATTTACTCAATTCATAACTACAACAGATACAATTGATGTAAAATTGATTGCAGGTTCTGCTGATGTTACTTCTGGAGTTCTTCGTGTATACGCTTGCGTCGTAGACGTAAACGGTGCGCAGGAACTTGCTACTGAAGTAGCTCGCGACAACGCGTAACTAATATGGGGGCAAGGAGCTATATTCCTTGCTCCCTATATCTGTATCTAAATCATGGCAACATATCTTGAACTAACAAATGGCGTGTTAAATAGAATGAATGAAGTTGAGTTAACCGCCTCTTCATTTGCTAGCGCACGTGGTTTTCAAATTCAATGTAAAAATGCTGTAAATGATGCTATTAATTATTTAAATCAACGAGAGTTTGGATGGCCTTTTAGCCATAACACACAAACTGAAACACTTGTAGCTTCACAGACACGCTACACAATACCAACTGGTACGCAGCATGTAGATTACGAAACATTCCGTATCAGTAAGGACAACTCTTTAGGAGTTGCAGGCACAACTCTTCGTGTATTAGATTATAAAGAATACGTAGATAAATTTATTGAACAGGAAACGACCTCCGGTGTAGGAGGTGTTCCTATATATGTTTTTAGAACTCCTGATAACAATTATGGTTTATACCCATACCCTGATAAAGCGTTTACATTAAAGTATGAATACTATTCACGGCCAACTGCATTGTCGGCTTCGACAGATACCCCTACAGTGCCAGACCAATTTAGGCAGGTTATAGTAGATGGCGCCACCGCATATGCTTATCAGTATAGAGGAGAGGCACAACAGTATCAATTTAACTTCTCACGATTTGAGGAGGGCATAAAACATATGCAATCTATATTGTTAAATAGAACGGATTATGTAAGGTCTACCCATATTCCAACCTCACCTAGATACGGCACTAATTCATTTGGATTGTAGAGTAAACACATGGCAGATGAAGCTAACCTCAACCCTTTCGTGTTTGCTTGTCAGGGGGGACTAGTCCTAGACCAATCAACGTTTGCGATGCAACCAGGCATGGCATTAGAATTACAAAACTTTGAACCTGACATTTCAGGAGGATATAGACGAATATCAGGGTATGCTAAATGGAACACAAATGTAGTTCCACAAACAGCCTCTTCTACTGAACCCATTTTAATGTGTGCCCACTTTAACTCAAAGGTGGTAGCGGCCCGGGGCACAAATATATATCAAGCTGGAACTACTGGCTCATGGTCTCAGATAGATAGCGGGAGAACCAGTGCAGGAAGGTACACACATTTTAGATATAACTTAAGTGGTACTGACCTACTTGTGTTTGCAGACGGCGCTAATCATGCTAGCAAATTTGATGGCACCACGGTAACAGATATAAATACAACGGGAGCTCCAGCTAACCCAAAGTTTGTTACAGGTTTTAAAGACGCACTATTCTTTGCAGGCATGTCCGCAGAACCACAGTCGTTAGTGTTTACAGCACCTTTTACAGATACAGACTTTACTCCTGCAAACGGAGCTGGTACAATAAGAGTTGACAGTGATATTACGGGACTGTTCCCTTTTCGTGACTCACTGTTTATATTCTGCGAACAACGAATATTTAAACTTGTTGGTAACACTATAGCAGATTTTGCTATTCAGCCTGTGGCTAGAGAAATAGGCTGTCTTAATAACTTTACCATTCAAGAATTTGCAGGAGACATAGTTTTCCTAGGTCCAGACGGACTCCGAACTGTAGCCGGTACTGAGCGCATCGGTGACGTAGAATTAGGTACCATCAGCAGACAAATTCAAAAACGTTTTGAAGCGCTTACAGATGTTGATGAGTTCACAAGCGTAGTTATACCCGATAAAACACAGTATAGAATATTTTTTACAAATGCCAGTAGCACTAGAGGCGCAACAAAAGGTGTTATATGTGTTCGTAAGGGTGAAGGATACGAGTTTGGAGATACTTTAGGAATACGAGCGACATCAACGGATTCCGTAGTTGTTGCAGGAGAATCCATAGTTTTACATGGTGATTTTGACGGATACGTGTATAGACAAGAACAGGGCAGCACGTTTGACGGCAATGAGATTGTAGGAAAGTATCGTTCACCAGATTTAACTATGGGCGATGCAGGAATTAGAAAAAACTTCCAACGTGTAATTATTAACTATGCACCGGAAGCTGCAGTTAACGCAGATTTATTTGTGCGATATGATTATGAAGCCCCTAATATTGCACGACCCGCAGCGTACCCTTTTAACACAGCTACAGTCGTTGCAGTTTACGGTAGTTCTTTATACGGCACGGCAACGTATGGTGGACAAATAAACCCGTTAATTAGACAACCCATAGAAGGTTCAGGATTTGCGGTAGCGTTGAGGGTTAATGACCGGGGCACATCTGCACCATACTCCCTTAAAGGGTTTCAATTAGAATTTAATGCAGGAGCAAGAAGGTAATGGCAGGTTACACTAGGCAATCATCTTTTACTGACGGCGACGTTATCACCGCAGCTCATAGTAATGATGAATTTAATCAAGTATTAGCCGCTTTTGTAAACACCACTGGACACAAACATGATGGCACAGCTGCTGAAGGGCCAGTCATTGGATTGATTGGAGACCCTGGGGTAGCCACCCCGCTTAACAAAGTCGTTGTTGACAATACAAACAATCGTGTTGGAGTATTTGTAGATGCTGGAGGCGCTGGTTCTACAGTCGAACAGGTGCGCTTTCAAGATGGTGCTATCCTACCTGTAACAAATAACGATGTAGACCTCGGGTCTAGCAGTGTAAAATTTAAAGAATTACATTTGGCTGGTGCCGCTAATATTGCCGGCACTATGACATTATCCGGTAACGTAATTGTATCCGGTACTCTCGGTGCTGACCTAATACCTGATGGGGATAACACACGTGACATTGGTAGTTCATCTGCTGAATGGAAAGACCTGTACATTGATGGCGTTGCATACGTAGATGCAATTAACTTTAACGGTACAGCCATATCTGCTACAGCCGCAGAACTTAACATTATGGATGGCGTTACCGCATCAACTTCTGAACTAAACATTATGGATGGCGTAACAGCCACCACTTCAGAACTGAATATCATGGACGGGGTTACAGCAACAACTGCTGAAATAAATCTCATGGATGGTGGCACCTCTGCTGGCACAACAGCAGTTGCAGGTGGAGATGGTATCGTAACTAATGATGACGGCACAATGCGTCAGACAACAGTAGATACTTTTGATACCTACCTTTCTCAAACCACTAAAACCCTCACAAACAAAACCCTTACAACTCCCGTAATCGCAGAGATTGATTCTGGCGCAGACATCACCCTAGATGCAACCGCTGATATTATTCTTGATGCAGGCGGTGCAAACATTATTTTCAAAGATGATGGCACATCAATCCTTGATATTGCCAACAACTCATCTGATGTAGAGCTTACTGTAAGCACTGCAGACAAGAACTTTGCTATCAAAGGCACAGACGGTTCGTCTGCTATTACTGCTCTTGACATTGACATGGCTCTTGCAGGTAAGGCCACGTTTAGCGGTGACGTTGTTGTAACCGGTGACTTGACCGTTACAGGGGATGACATCACTATGGCCACAAATACTGCAGGTCATATGCTTGTGGGTGATGGCACTAACTACAATCCAGTGGCTATCTCTGGTGATGTAACAATGGCAAGCAGTGGTGCAGTGACTATTGCGAGCGGTGCTGTTGAAGGCTCCATGCTTAATGCTAACGTCATTACAGGACAGACACAAGAAACTAGCGTAGACACGAGCAATGACTTAGTGTTACTTTACGATAATTCAGCAACGGCTCTTAGAAAAGTACCTGTAACAAACTTAATCTCAGCAGCAGGTGGTTTGTCAGATGTTGTATCGGACACTTCTCCCCAGCTTGGCGGTGACTTGGACGTTAATGGCAACGATATTGTATCCGTATCTAATGGCGATATTAACCTTCTACCTAATGGTAGTGGTAAGGTTATTATAGATGGTAACGGCAGTTCTGGTGGTGTATCTATTACTGACGGACTTATTGACATTAGGACAGGCACAGGTGATGTAACAAAGGTAAAATTCTATTGCGAATCATCTAATGCACACGCACAGACACTACAAGCACAGCCACACTCTGCAGGTAGTAGCGCAGTATTGACCCTGCCTGTAGCAACAGGCACACTTATCGGTACAGGCGATAGCGGCACAGTGTCTAATGGTATGTTGGCTGGTAGTATTGCTGACAGCAAACTCAGCACCATTTCTACAGCAGGTAAAGTTGACATTGGCGCACTTGAGATTGACGGGGGCACAGACATTGGTGCAGACCTCGTAGATGCCGACCTGCTCATTGTTGACGATGGCGCAAACGGCACAGAGCGTAAGTCAGAGTTTACGCGTGTCAAAAAGTACATCTACTCTGCAATGTCAGGCGATGCAACTGCTAGTGATGCAGGAGCATTGACCATAGCAAGTGGCGCAGTAGAAAATGCAATGTTAGCAGGTTCTATTGCTGACAGTAAATTAAATACAATATCAACTGCAGATAAAGTATCAATAGATGCTCTTGATATTGATGGTGGCACGGATATCGGTGCGGCCCTAACTTCATCTGATTTAATTGTTGTAGACGATGGTGCAGGCGGAACCAACAGAAAAGCTGCGCTATCCCGGCTTACAACATTTATGAATGCACAAGGTTTTTCTAGTGAAGACCCGACTGCATTAGCCATAGCTCTTGGCTGAGCTATACACTCTATAAAAGGAGAAAATCATGGCAGACGATGCCTCAGTAACCGTACAGGCAACGGTATTGCCTGATGAAATCGCCAAGACTATTTCTGGCAGCATAACAATTTCACCCGCAGACGCTAACGATAAATGGTATTATAAACTTACCAGCGTATCAAACTCTAGCACAGACTTGATTGCTGGTTATTATACAGACTATACTGCTGTAGATGATGACACCGCACCAACGGCTGTTCATACTGCGGATAAAGTAAACTTTCTGTTTATTAAAAACACAGACTCAAGCAACGATGTCTATATTGTTCTTGATGCAGGAACTGCGTCAACAAGTGCTACAGACGCAATTAAGATTGCGGCAGGTCACTCTTGGTTTGGCAACCTTCCTAATACAACTGTTGCAGACGTCCATGCAATATCTTCTACAAGCACAGTAACTTGCATTGTAGCAGCATTGTTAGATGATGTAGCATAAGGAGTAGGTTATGGCTAATACCTTTAAAGTAAAAACTTTTGATGGTTCAAGCACAGCAGCAAACGGTCTAATGAATATTTATACCGTGCCATCATCTACAACTACTGTG